TACTTATATTGAGCCAAGGCTCAAACATTTATTAATAAATCAAAACTAAAATGACAAATACACAAAAAATATTTATTTTTTTAGACACAAGTATTAAATTGTTTATTTTAACTCAACAGGAGTTAGCTTATAAAGAGGCATGTTGTAAACTCATAAAATATTTTGCTGAACAGGATTCCAAGTGCACCAAGTCATATTTTGATCCTGCTTGGTGTCCAAGTAAGGAAAGTCTTAATTTTCACGAAGAGCTTTTTAACAAATAACAAACAAAATGACAGAAATAACAGAAATAACAGAACAAACAATATTTCAAACTTTATCTAACCTAGATTGCAAGCAATTTATTGAAGTTAGATCAAATGGTCAAGTGAATCTTGATTATATCTCTTGGGCGGTTGCTTGGCGTGAAATTAATAAAGCCTTACCAAATAGTAAAATAACATATAAAATACATCAATTTGGGGAAGGTATAGAGCAAAAACCTTACCAATTTGACCCATTAACAGGTTATATGATTTATACAACGGTTACCATTGATAATAGCTCCCATACTATGTATTTGCCAGCAATGGATAGTCGTAACAATGCAATGAAGGATAAAGCTTACGAAATTAAAACAAAATATAAAACTGTAACAGTTGAACCTGCTACAATGTTTGATATTAACAAAACAATTCAAAGATGTCTTGTTAAAAATTTTGCTTTGTTTGGTTTTGGTATATCACTTTATGCAGGTGAGGATTTACCAGAACAACAATCACCAGAGGAGGTAAAAAAACAACAAGAGCAGAGTGATAGAAAAAAGAATGCAAGGTATACATTTGAGGAATTAAAAGACAAATATGAAAATTGTAAAAGCTACGATGAGATGATATTAATCTGGTCAAAAGACTTAAAGGGTTCGCTTGAAAATAAAACAATTACAAAAGAAGAATATCTTATGTTAGAAGGTAATATCAAAGAAGAAGGTGCTAAGTTAAAAGATAAAATGACTGAAAAAAATAACCCTTTAAAAGGGAAGTAAAATACTTGATTTCTTAATACCATATATTATAATTTTTCTTGCAACCAAATTAAATCATTACAATTAAAATGTCTAAAAAAGAACAAACAACACTACTAAAACCGTGTCCGTATTACAGTCTTTTTCCGCAATATCCGTGGGCAAAAGATGCTCGTGATAAACATATTGCTATGCACTGGGAAATATCACAAGTCTCACATATAAGAACAAAAAGAGAATTCTACGATCTTACTAAGGAGGAGCAGGAGACTATAATGAGAATATTACAGTTTTTTACACAAGCAGATACTGGAGTTTGTAATAATTATATAGATAATTTACTTCCTGTTTTTAGAGGTTTTGAAGCCTTTGCAATGCTTTTGGAGTTTGCGAACCGTGAAACTGTACATGTAGAGGCTTATGCAAAGCTTGTTGAAGTTTTGGGATTGCCTCGTGATAGATTAGATTTATTTTTTAAAGAGTTTGAGGCTATAGCTGAAATGAAAGATAAAAATGATTTTTTACAAGAACAAAGCTTGCAAAGATTAATACTTACTAGAAAACTAGCAGAATTAGATAACAAGGAAATATCAAAAGAAGAGGACACGAAATACCGTAAAGCGGTGTTAAAAAACCTTATTTGTTTTGCTTTGTTTACAGAGGGTTTGCAATTATACAGTTCATTTGCAATATTACTTGAGCCATCAAAGGCAGAAAATGGTGGTTTATTAAGAGGTTTGTCAGAGACTGTAGAATGGAGTTTAAAAGATGAAGACGAGCATACAAGGGGCGGGCTGAGGTTGGCATTAGAGTTTATTAGAGAAAATCAAGATGTTTTTGATGAGGAATTAAAATCTGATTTATATAAAATATGCGGGACTATCATTCATTTTGAAGATGCTTTTATTGATTATGCGTTTAAACCTTGCAATGGGAAGTTTATGAACTTAACAAGCAAAGAGGTTAAACAGTATATAAGGTATTTAGCAGATTACAGATTAAAACAAATTGGATTAAAGCCTATGTATCAAATTGATAAAAACCCACTTCCTTATATGGAAAGGTTTTTAAAAACTGGTATTACAAACTTTTTTGAAAGCATAGTAACAGATTACACTCACAACAAAATGGAAGGTGAGTGGACGGAATGTGAATATAATTAAATTAACAAATAACAAATAAAATGTCTTATTACGAAAATCAATCAAAATATCAAAAGCAGATATTACAAAACCTATTAAAAGCAGGTTATTATGCAAAAGGTGAAAACTCTATTAATGATATATTTAATAGAGTATCAAGTGCATATGCGAGCAACGATGACCATAAAAACCGTTTATTACAATATTTAAAAAATGGTTGGTTTTTACCTGCAACGCCTGTTTTGGCAAACGGTGGGACTGGTCAAAACTTACTTGATGTTAAATTCAAGCCTTACAAAGAAGGTGAAAAACGTGTATATTTAAATAGAAAACCCGGGCAAGGCTTACCTATTAGTTGTTTTTTATTAGAATCAGAGGACACTTTAGACTCAATTAACGAAACTCACCTTGAGGCGAGAAACTTGACCTCACTAGGGGGTGGGATTGGTGTTAATTATGCCAATTTAAGAGAAAATGGATCAACTATAAGAGAGGACGGCAAAACCTCTGGTATTATACCTTTTTTAGTTGCTGATTCTTATGGTGTTGATGCAATAGCCCAATCAAAGACACGAAGAGGTGCGGTTGCCTCTTACTTACATATATCACATCCTGAAGTTGAAGAGTTTTTATATATCCGTTCAAAAGGTGGTGAGCTAAAAAGAAAGGTGACTGGTATGGCGTCTGCACATCACGGTATTGTATTGAGTGATGAATTTATGAATGCAGTAAAAAATGATGAGAAATGGTATTTTACATCACCAAAAACAAAAGAAAAAACAAGCTTTGGTCAGCCTGCAAGGGAGCTTTGGGAAGAAATATTGACTTTAAGAATGGAGACTGGTGAACCTTATATTGTATTTGAAGACAATGTAAAAAAATATATACCAGAAAGTTATAAAAAATTAGGTTTGGAGGTTAAGATGAGTAATTTATGTGTAACTCCTGAGACTGAAATTATTACAAAAGAATATGGCAATATTGCCATTAGTGAGGTTGCGGGTCAAGAGGTTACAGTATGGAATGGTTTTGAATGGAGTAAGGTGACACCTCAAAAGACAGGTGAAAATCAAGAAATATGGAAAGTTACTTGTTACGATCACGTTGATGAAAAAAAACTTACGCTATTATGCACAAAAGAGCATCATTGGTATATTAATTCTGACTATGAAAATCCCGTTCAAACAAACTTTTTACCAATAGGCGGTGATATAGCCCCATATACCCTACCAAATAAGGAGTGCGAGATATTAGTAGATAATATAGAAATTCAATCTGTTGAAAAAACAAATAGAATATCAGACACATATTGCTTAAAAGAACCCAAAAGAGGTACGGTTGTATTCAATGGTATTTTGACTGGGAATTGCAGTGAGATCATGCTCCACACTGGAATAGATCACCTTGGCAGAAATAGAACTGCCGTCTGCTGTTTGTCATCATTGAATTTATATACATACGATGAGTGGAAGGGTAATACTCAATTTATAAAAGATGTAATGTTATTTTTAGACAATGTATTACAAGACTTTATAGATAGAGCACCCGATACAGTCTCAAGAGCAAAATATTCTGCAATACGAGAAAGGTCAATTGGCTTGGGGGTTATGGGTTTACAATCTTACTTTCAAAAACATTTAATTAGTTTTGAGAGCGATGAAGCTAAAAATATTAATCTTGAAATATTTAAATGGCTAAAAAGCACTGTTGACACTTTAAACGAAGAGTTAGCAGAAGAATTAGGAGCTAACCTTGATTGTGAAGAGTTGGGCATAAAAAAGCGGTTTAGCCACGTGCTTGCCGTTGCTCCGACAGCAACCATTGGTAAAATAGCGGGTCAAGTTAGTCCAGGAATTGAGCCTGCCTATGGATCTGTTTTTATGAATACTGACAAAATGGGAACTGTTGCAGTTGCAACGATAGCCTTTGATGAGGTTTTAAAAACAAAGAATGTTGATAATATGGAAGAGCTTTTACACGACATAGTAATGTCCGATGGTGATTTAAGAAAAGTAAATCTTAAATATGGTTATATATTTACAAAAGAAGAAATAGAGGCTTTTAAACCTTGGAGGCTTGTAGACCAGATGAAAGTTATTGAAATGGCAGGCGATAGAACACCTTATATTTGTCAAAGTCAATCATTGAATATTTTTGCAAAACCTGACATTGAGAAAAAAGAATTTCACAAATTGCACTGGCAAGCTTGGAGGCTTGGTATAAAATCATTATATTACTGCAGAAGTTATTCAATTGGGGAGGGTCAAGAAGAGTGCATTGCTTGTCAATAACACTTGACTAATCTCAAATCTACAATATAATTATATTAACCCAAGGGTTGAAACTTTTACCAACAAATAATAAATAAAAATGACAAATAAATCAAAAGACTATATAACAATACACGGTTATACATCAAACTTTCAAGAAGAGCCTACGATAAAAGAGGGTGATGGTTGGATTTTATCAAGCTTTAAAATTTCAAGAAAACATACAATTAAAGTAAAAGGACAAGAGAAGGTAGTTTATAAAAATTATGAAGTTTTGTCTTTTAATAGTGATGTTGCGGATTACATAAGAGACTCTTATAAAGCAGGTATTCCAGTTTCGGTTTCAGGCGAGCCACAAGTTAATACTTGGGAAAAAGATGGAATTGAAATGATACAAGATAAAATATTTGTAAAAAGTTTCACAGAGGACGATCATAATATAGCATTTGGAACATCGCAAGGCTCAAGTAAGAAGGTTTTTAAGTCAGCACAAAAAGACGAGGCTTTAGATGAGGAGATTCCTTTTTAATTAAGTAAGTTGAAATGATGTTTACAAACAAATACGAAGTTGAACTTTTAGAGTTTGATAGTCCAGAGTTATCGGCAGTCAACTGTGCAAGGGTAAGCTTTGCAAAACAAACGGATCAGATAACAGAGAAAGACAAGAGGCTTTTAAAATATTTAAAAGAACATAAACATAATTCAGTTTTTTATCAATATTTTCATTATTTTAGTCTTAATGACAGGACAGCTTTTGATAATTTTAAGAAATTAATTAAAGAGTCACAACCTTTTGGTTATGAAATGATGGAAAGAGGTTGTTATCAAAATGGTAAATTTTTCAAAGTTAATGATTATATTTACAATAGGTGTAAAAACTTAATAGACAAATTTATAGAAGAGGGTAAGTTTGTAAAAAAAGACAAAGATATATTTAATAATGAATGCTATATAGAGGCTTGCATTGCTAACAAGCTTGAAGTAGATGGCATTATAGATTATCCTGCGTTAAGAATGTCAACAATCACAACGCGAGTCTCAATTCCTATGTTCATTAAAAACCAAATTATTAGACATAGCTCGGGGATGCAATTTAATGAAGTGTCAAGAAGATATACTGCAGAAAATCTTAAGTTTTTTGATTTTGGTGGTAGATATAGAAAGCAAAGTCAAGATAACAAGCAAGGTAGCATTGAAGATGAATATATAGCAGACTTTTACCCTATGCAAGGAGCGGTAAATGGAAAAGATTTAGCTGAAAAAGTAATTAACTACTATAATGAGATGGTAAAAAAGGGAGCTTGCAGGGAGCAAGTGAGGGCAAATTTACCACAAACAATGTATACAGATATGATAATGACATTTAATCTTAATACATTGATTAAAATGATAAAAGAAAGGACTCAAAAAGATACTCAAAAGGAAACACGAGACTTTGCAGAACAGGTCAAGAGGGTTGTTGTTGATAAATACCCTATATTAAAAGAAGTTTTTTAGTTATGTATTTTTCATACGATTTAAGAAAATCATTTTGGTTGTTTTTACTGAGAATGCCAGTTTGGGTATTTTTACATTTAACCTTATTTAAGTTTTTGATTAAGACAGATCAAGGAACCGTTAGTCTTCTTTTACTTGTATTGTTAAATATTACGCTATCCTTTGGATCTTTTATGGATAGTAATAATTTATACCCCTCCAGCAACAAAAAGGCTTTTACAAGGTTGGTTCAATACCACTTTGACAAACTAAACAAATCTAGTATTGTATCTAATTTGTTGTTTTTAATTGTTTTCTTTATTTGCTCTTTTATAGCAGGTTTTGTTATTACACTTGACTATTTTTATACGGAGCAAAAAAGTAAATTTTAATTTAATTATATTACACAATGTTATCAAAAATATTCAAAACCAAAGGTCAAATTGAGATTACCTTTGATGACAAATTCCATTTAACAAGTGCCGTTTTTAATGTATGGTTTGGAAAAAAGCAACTTGTTTATCGTTTAGCATTAGAGCAGAAAATAATCAAGAGGCTTAAGGCACGGTATTATAGAAATAATGATATTAATATAAGTCAATATGTATCTTATGATTTTGTTAAAGATGATATTACTTATCAAGTCAACCCGTGGATTAGTATTTTATATTATTTATCAGGAGCAAGTAAACTTTTTAATAAGAATGTTTTACATTTTCAATGTTTAGCAGAAAGTGGGATTATTGGCAAAAAAGGTATATTATCTTATATTGATGCATATAATAATTTAGCAATAGAGTCGGATATTGATAACAAGATTATAATTACTTTTTAAAATGATTATACAAGAAGACAATTTACTCTTGGTAAAAGGTTGTGGGTATGTTCCAGCTATAAGTTGCGTTGATAGAGATGTTAAGATTTGGAATGGTCGTGGCTATGTATCAAGACAATGTAAATATGCTGGCAACAATAATTTAGTCTCTATTGTATTTGGAGGGAAGAATGTACAGGTCTATAAACATACTAAACTAATAAAGTGCTTTTTAGATCAAGAGTCTGTTGACTACCATCAAATACAAACATTACTTGCAAGCTTTTTTTACAATCTACCTATTGAATGTCAATATGATTGCTTTCAGGAGTTTGCAAGGGAAAACAAAGAGTATTTTAAAATAATAAAAGCAAAAGATATAAAAAAGGGCGACTATCTTCTATCTTGTGGTTTTGATGGGTATGGTAACCCTTCAAGAGAACAGTCTTTTTCAATGGTTAAGTACATATACGACAAACGAGAAAGTAGTGCAGATTGTGTAAAAATAGAAGGTGATGAGTTATCAATAATTAACTGCGGAGGGTTATTTGTGTGTGATTAACCCTTGACTTTTTCTAAAAACCATTAATACTTATATTAACCCAAGGGTTAAAACTTTTATTAACAAATAACAAATAAAATGACAAATAAAATACTTTATACACATTTTATAAGCTATCATGAAGCAGACTTTGATAATGTTGAGCCTATTCGCATCACTGCAGATGAATTACTTGAGGAAATACTTAAATTCAAGGATAGAGAGATCTATCTTGGTAAGATTATAGTAGAAGGGAACTTCTCTTTTGGCTGTGTAACATTTAAAAGAAACTTCTTTTGTGGGCAAGCAACATTTGAAGGAGACTTCTTTTGTGGGGAAGCAACATTTGAGAGAAACTTTTATGGTGATAGAGCAACATTTGAAGGAGACTTCGTTTGTGGGGAAGCAACATTTAAAAGAAACTTTTATGGTGATAGAGCAACATTTGAAGGAGACTTCTTTTGTGGGGAAGCAACATTTGAAGGAGACTTCGTTTGTTGGCGAGCAACATTTAAACAAGACTTCTCCTGTTGGCAAGCAACATTTAAAGAACCATTCTATTGTGGGGAAGCAACATTTGAAGGAGACTTCGTTTGTTGGCGAGCAACATTTAAACAAGACTTCTCCTGTGGGCAAGCAACATTTGAAGGATACTTCTCCTGTGGGCAAGCAACATTTGAAGGAGACTTCTCCTGTGGGCAAGCAACATTTAAAGAACCATTCTATTGTGGATCTGCAACGTTTAAAGGAGACTTCTTTTGTGGGGAAGCAACATTTGAAAGAGACTTCTTTTGTGGGGAAGCAACATTTGAAGGAGACTTCTTTTGTGACCCTACAACATTTAATGAAAACCTCTTTTATGAGCTGGCAACGTTTAAAAAAGGTAAACCTCTTAAAAAGGAAGGCAGTGAGTTAGAAAAAATAACAAACAAGAATATAGACAAGAATGATTTTTACAGCTATATATTAAATAACTTAAGCGATGAAGAACTTTTAAGAATAACAAAGCAATATGTCAAAGACTTTCAAAATAGATAAAGAGGAGCTTTTAGCTATTAGCGATTTTCAAGAAAGAGAGAAATATAAGTTTACAAAGGAAGAGCAATTAGATAGGTTTAAATCTTATGTAAATAACCTTAATACCGATAAATTAGATAACTTAACAACAGAGCAGGCTCGTAATTTTGCAGTTAATTATATACAAGAGGGTATTAATTTATTATTCTATAGTTATGATGTACCTTTCACGGACAAGGCGATGCAGGGTGTGGAATTGCCTCACAAGGTTTTTGGATTTAATACTCAAATAATAAAAAAAGAAGAGGGTCAGGTAAAAACAAGAAGGGTAAACCCTGAAGACATAACAAGGAAATTTAAAAACATTGAGCTTGACAATGCCAACCAAAGGGTTGATATAGGGTGGTCACGGGAGATGCGAGACAGTGTGTTAAAAACAATTGGCAAATCAAGAGATCCAAGTTTTGATTGGAATATTATTAAATCAAGCAAGGAGATTTACGAAAATGCTTGTAATGAATATTTATGTTGGTTTTCATTTGTTAAATGGATAGAGTCGCAACAAGCACTAGGCGATGTTGGTTTTATCACAGAAGACTCCAACGGCAACTCTAAAAGAATGAACTTTAAATTAAATAAAGATTCATTGAGAATTATACAAACGGTCACAGAAAGATTACTAGGCAAACCAAAGCAGGAAGTGGAACAGGATGTAAACATTACACAACTCGAACCACCAAAGATTACAATAAAGGGAAATAACACTTGACATTTTTTAGTTTAGCTATATACTTATATTAACCCAAGGGTTAAAACTTTTATTAACAAATAACAAATAAAATGACAAATAAAATACTTTATACGAGTTTTTACGATTATAACTCAATAGATTTCAGTAATGTTGAACCTATCCATATTACTGCAGATGAATTACTTCAGGAAATACTTAAATATAAGGATGGCACTATATATCTTGGTAAAATTATAGTAGAAGGAGACTTTGATTGTTTAGATGAAACATTTGAAGTATCCTTCTCCTGTGGGCAAGCAACATTTGAAGGAGACTTCGTTTGTTGGCGAGCAACATTTAAACAAGACTTCTCCTGTGGGCAAGCAACATTTGAAGGATACTTCTTTTGTGGGGAAGCAACATTTAAAGGAGACTTCTTTTGTGGGGAAGCAACATTTGAAGGAGACTTCTTTTGTGGGGAAGCAACATTTGAAAGAGACTTCTTTTGTGGGGAAGCAACATTTAAAAGATACTTTTATGGTGATAGAGCAACATTTGAAGGAGACTTCTTTTGTGGGGAAGCAACATTTGAAAGAGACTTCTTTTGTGGGGAAGCAACATTTAAAGGAGACTTCTTTTGTGGGGAAGCAACATTTAAAGGAGACTTCTTTTGTGGGGAAGCAACATTTGAAGGAGACTTCTTTTGTGACCCTACAACATTCAAAGGATACTTCTCTTTTGGGAAGGCAACGTTTGAAGGAGGTAAACCCAATATCCCTTCAGGGGTAAAGCAAAAGAAAACAGAGGAAATAACAAATAAGAATATAGACAATGCTAAACTTGACTCTGTAGTCGGCTTGATTAATATTAATACCTTACAAGAATTAGTTTATGCAGAAGTTGCGATGATGGAATACGACGGAGATATACACCCTGCCGTTTACGGACACCGTTTATTGCTAAAAGCTTTTTTTAAGGCAGGTGATATACCCGCAAAATTTTACGAAATAATTCGTAGTAAGCTAAACGATAACAAAACTTGGAGCTTTATCCTTGCAAGAATATTTACAGAACTAAAATCAGAATTAATTAATTATGACTAGATATTACAACCCATATAAACTTGAAGATTGGCACTGTGCAATTAGAAAGATCAACACATTTATTTACGAGGCTTATAAAGACATTGTATTAGATTTAATTGCAGATAATAAAAACCTTAAAATAGAAGTTCTTAACGAAGAAGGTTTGGGATTGGAGGCTTTAAAAATGGATACAGCTCGTATTGATGTAGTGCTTGAATTTCTTGATACATATAATGACAACTTTATAGAGGAACAAATAAAAGAAAAGCATTGGTTTACAAAGTGCAGAAATGAGACCTTTAATGATAACGATGGCAATATGGTTCGCAATTGTTTTAATAAAAATAATGAGATTATATCTTACACAAAGGCAATTTTACAAAGTTTGTCAAGATATTTAAATTCAAGTTATTTTGACTCAAAGCTATTACATTCTGGTGGTTTATCCTGTGCAATGCCAAACTTAATAGATGCAATATTTAGCTCCCCAGAGTATGATAGGCTTGCAGACGGATTGGACATGGTGATTGAGGCTAGGTTTCATAAGTCACAGGAGGCTATGAAGGTAAAAATCTTAAAAGATATTAAAAATGGTAAATCACAAACATTGGCAGATCAAGATAACTTACTAAACGATATAAGCAAGGTTAAGATTGATATTGAAAACCGTTTGTATGACTACCTAGAGTCTGTTATAGGAACAAGAGAATTTGAAAATATGCAAACCGCTTGGGACTTTGTAACAAACGAGGATAATCAAGTTTTTATTTTTGCAGATAATAATATTGACAGTGAATCACATTTATTTGAAGATTTAACAGATGGAATTGTAGATAAATATGACACAAACGATCAAGATTTAAAAGATAGATACCTTACTATATGCAAGGAGATATTTGATAGACTGCCAAATGTAAGTCTTGTTGAATTTAATGAGTTGCTAGAGACTTTTAATAGAGAGTTGCAGGGTGGTTATTCAAGGTTTAACTTTGAAGGTGCTTTGCGAAATGCAAGATCCCGTATGGAAACAATACAAACAAATTATCTTACAATTATTAATATATCAAGAATTATTAATGTCTGAAAGAAAGCTAGTAACTGTTCGTAAAATAAAAGAACTTAAACCTATTAAGGGAGCCGATAAAATAGAGCTTGCTCTTATAGATGGGTGGCAGGTTGTAGTTGAAAAGAGCTTATACAAAGAAGGTGAGTATGTTATTTTCTGTGAGATAGATTCTTGGATACCACATGACCTAGCCCCCTTCTTATCAAAAGGTAAAGAGCCTAAAACATATAATAATGTCAAAGGAAATAAATTAAAAACAATCAAATTAAAAGGTTGTTTATCTCAAGGTCTAATTTTGCCTTATTCGTTATTGCATGAAAAAACTGCAACTAATGATCAAACCCTAGAGGATTGGGTTATAGAAACAAAGTGTTTAGCATATAATTATAAAATCGCAGAAAATAAATTTAAATTAATCTGTAAAAGTCAATTAGATTTATCTGAATTATTAGATATACAAAAATGGGAAGCTCCTATGCCTGCAAGCTTATCAGGAACTATGAAAGGCTATTTTCCAAATTTTATACCAAAAACTCAACAAGAAAGGGTTCAAAATATTTGGGAAGAATTAAAAAGCAAGCATAATGAAACTCAATTTTCAGCAGAAGTAAAGTTAGACGGCACATCGTTCACTTGCTATTACGATAAAGGTGAGTTTGGGGTTTGCTCTAGAAATCTAGAGCTTCGTGAAGACAAAGGTAATACTTATTGGAAAGCTGTAGAAAAATATAAATTAAGAGAAAGGCTTAAAAGTCTAAATAAAAATTTAGCTATACAAGGTGAGTTAATTGGAGAAGGTATTCAAAAAAATCCAGAAAATATTAAAGGGTTTGAGCTACGTATTTTTGACATATATGATATAGATAAAGATAGATATTTATTATCTTCAGAGAGAAGTAGCATTCTTTGGCTTTTACATCTAAAGGTGGACGATCCTAATGAGATTAAATCTATACCTAAACTGCATAGAGGAGAGGTTGCTAGAAAAGCAAGATATTCAAAAATTAAATTAAGTGAATTTAACTCTATAGAAGATATTCTAAAATTCGCAGAGGGTGAATCACTTAATTCTGATTGTAGAGAAGGTCTAGTTTTTAAGTCTTCTCAACTAGTAGACGGTCAAGTTCTGTCTTTTAAAGTATTATCAAATAAATATTTAATTAATCAAAAATAAAAAAATGTCTAAAATCACAACAGAAAATTACCAAGAGTTTGCATTAAGAACTCTTAATAATAACTATAAAAGCATTGCAGAGAGGTTAGGTACTCAAGACAATGTTAATAAATTACATGCATTGCTTGGAATTATAACTGAAATACAGGAACTTGAAGATGCTATAAATAACAACGACTTACCAAATATAAAAGAAGAGATCGGTGATATATTTTGGTTTCTATCGTTGCTCGGTTATAGTGATAAAATAGAAAAACAAGGGGAATTTTTTAATTCTTATTTTGACTATTGGATGTCATATACACAAGACCTAGAATGGAAGGGTATAAGTCCAGAGCATTCAATCAAGCGTTTATACAGAATTGTTATTATACTTCTTGATAAATTTAAAAGCCAAATTATCTACAATAAATACGATGATAATGCTTTATGTTTGGGTGATATTGGTATTGTTGACAGTATTGCAGAACTTCAATATTTATTGAAATATTACAACTTTAATATAGAAGAAGTATTGCAAACAAACATTGACAAACTCAAAACCCGCTTTCCTGACAAATTTACGGAAGACAAGGCACAAAATAGAGACTTACAAAAAGAAAGGGGGGTGTTAGAAGGGTAGTGTTTATTTGTTTAGAAGGTGGTGATAATGTAGGTAAGACTACAATTGCAAAGGAGCTTGCAAGTGCTTTAACAGTAAGATATGAAAAGCCAGTTATTATAACAAGCGAGCCAGATCAAAAAACAAAGCAACAACTTACAAATCCTGAACTTACAGGATTACAAAAACTTTTATTGATTAATTTTAACAGAATACATCATTTAAATAATATTATCATACCCGCTATTAGAAGAGGCGAGATTGTAATATGTGATAGGTTTTTTTACTCTACATTATGTTATCAACCTGTTCTTGATGATGTATCACCTGACTTGGTTTACCTTTTACACAATATTTGTTGCAATGATATAATGCCCGATTACAACTTCCTTGTTGTGAGGCATAATCAAAAAGGAACGGAAGATTGTTTGGATAAACTTTATAGTCAACATAAAAGGGCAATAAATAATAGCTTTCAGAACCTTTCAGATCTAGGGTTTTTAACTAAAATCAATAACAACTACACAGTTGAAGAATCAATCTCACAGATAATGAAAAAAATCATTTTAACCTCTTGACTTTTTGCAAAAGTAAAACATAATATATACGAGCTTAGCTCAAATGTTTATTAACAAATCACAAATACAATGACAACAAAGAAAATAGAACTGTTTGAAGTTCAATCTAGTAGCTTTAATTATTATGAAATTGCAGACACAACAGAGATGAATTTACTATTAGCACAATTACACTTACCAGAGGGTGTAAAAGATAGGTTTGATAGTTATTTTAGTGATAGCAAGTTTGATGAATACACGGAGTCATTAAAAAAGCTAAATGAATTAATAGAAAATGAGACTTTTTATCCACTTCCTTTTTCTGACCCACAGGACATTCAAGAACATTATAGAATAATTGATATACTGTAATATGCACCCTATTACACAACAAGAAAGAGAGGACTTAAAAACTCTTTTTGAAGGTATTCAGAAAGCCTTTACAAAGGATTATATCAATGAAAATGAAGGTAGAAGGCAATACGATCCATTAAAGGTAAAGGAATACAGTAAGGTATTAACAATTAATAACTATGTTTTATTGTTTTCTTATGTTAAGAATGTTACTTCGCTTTGTGTTGCTGAGTTTTTTACACTTGAAGAGGTGTGTAAACTTATTGACAAGGATGGCTCACAAATCAAAGGACTTTATGATATTGTAAAAAATAAAGTTAAAATTAATACCATTGATGCAGAATTCAATCTACCTTCTAAATTCCTTTTATTTCAAAAGGATATAGATTTATCAAAGAAGCAGTTAAGTGATTTTGTCAGTAATCAAGTTAAGTTCTTAAAAAAGAGGGTCAATCTAATTGATGTTGCTTTTTTACCGATGCGAGGGGTAAACACATACGATTTAATAAAACCTGAAATTGAAAGGTTATTTGATGAGTCTCAATTTTATGGCTCAAAAAGTAATGAAGTTAAGAGTAAGGTAGTCAATACCTTGATAAGAGGATTGTCTTCTTATAGCTTGATGGATATCTCTATTGCAATCAAGAGGTTTGAAGATAAACATACAAAAGACAACAAGGAGGTCGTCTTTCCTGAGGCTTCAACCTTAAAATCCTTTTGTGATGTCGTTCAAAGTGAGTCAAGTTATCTTATTAAGAATTTGTTTTACATTTTAGATAGTCAATGAAAAATTACTTTACAAGCGAGTCGGTGTCCGTGGGTCACCCTGACAAAATATGCGATCAAATATCCGATCTACTACTAGACTATGTATTAAGCTGTGAGCCTGAAAGCAATTGTGCTTTTGAATGCTTTGCAACAAAGAATTTATTAGTTGTAGGTGGTGAGGTCACCGTTAAAAATAAAGATATATTAGATCACAAAATACTTGATGAGTTAATAAGAGAATATTTAAGATTAATTAAATGTGATTATAGTGGATTTCATTATCAACGAATTAAAATTCAATTTGTTTTTCATAAGCAATCACTTGATATAGCTCAAGGAGTCAATAGGAAAGATGGATTAATTGGTGCGGGAGATCAAGGCATTATGTTTGGTTATGCTAATAATGAAACAGAGCATTTTATGCCCTCTGCAATATACCACTCACATCAAATATTAAAAGATATATGGAATGATATAAAAGATGGTAAGATTGTAGGGTTAAAAGCAGATGCAAAATCACAAGTCACCTTAAACTATACAGAGCAAGGTATAGAGACGGAGGCAGTTGTTTTGTCAATACATCACGATAAAAATATACCACAAAAACAAATTAAGAGTATAGTTTTACCACATATACAAAAGAACCTACCTAATCAAAAACTTCCAGATGATAATAAGATTTTTATAAACCCCACAGGGTCATTTACAATTGGAGGCCCAGTCTCAGATGTAGGATTGACAGGTAGAAAAATTATTGTTGACACATACGGAGGCTATGCACCACACGGAGGAGGAGCCTTCAGCGGCAAAAGCTCTACAAAAGTTGACAGATCGGCGGCATATATGGCTCGCTATCTTGCAAAAAACATAGTTAATAATAGATTATCATCAGATTGTTTAATACAGTTATCATATGGCATTGGGTTGACCCAGCCATTGTCTGTAAATATAACAGGAGAAGGTATAACAGAGGAAAAAGAAAAATACTTGCAAGAGTATATTAAAAACAATATAGATTTAAGTCCACAGGGTATAATCAATAGATTTGATTTAAACAAACCTATATACCTTGATACTACAACCTTCGGTCACTTTGGGAATAGTGATTACCCTTGGGAGAAGTTGGATTTAATTTTTAATTAAAAACTCTATTGACATTTTTTAAAATCAACACACAATGTAAGTGTAATGAGAAATTAATACTTCACTATGCCCCTAGGAATAGAGGATAAAATACATAAAAACTTTGCAACCTTTCTTACTTACAATAAAAGAAATTTAGATTGTGTATGGTGGAGCTACGATGCAAGCGGAGAAAAAAGAAATAAACTTACTGCATCACTTTTAAAAAGCAAAGGGTTAAAGGCAGGTCGATCTGATTATAGCTTTTATTATAAAAGAGGGTCAATGTGCTATATATTATTTATAGAGTTTAAAAAGCCTGCAATGATAAAGCCAGACGGAACCAGAACAGTCAAAGGTAAACAAAGCCAAAATCAAATAGATTTTCAAAACTCTTTTAATAATTTAAGTAATGTGAATTATGAGTTATGTTATTCTATCACAGAGGCAGAACAAATATTAAGAAAGCATAGTATATTAAAATGATTACAAGCACATACGAATTTATCTTTGCAGGTATTTTTACAATTGGTTTTGGTTTATTTGGGTTATATATGTGGATATTACCATACAAAAATAGTAAATCAATTGATAAACACTTAAAAGAAGTAGAAGAAGATTATAAAAGAAGACAAGCTTATAACAAAGCTAATGGTTTACCACCTGCCTTCCCTCCACCTGATATAATTAAATCCGTGTAATATATCAAAGTGTATTAAAATGGTTGACAAGTGCCAAGAATGATACATAATAATAATGAGCAAGTTGCTCAAATAGTTTTACTAACAAATCATATTTAAAATGAACAAAACCAAAAAAACAAATAAATCGTCTTGCTTTCCTTGTTTTAAGTCAAAGAACAAAATTAAACCAATTGTTGAGTCTATTGAAAAAGCAATTAGCTTCATAGATGATGGTGATCGTTCTACTGAATTAAACTTACGCAATCACTCTAAAAGCGTGCAATCTCTAGAACAGGAGCTGAACAAAACTGCATTTCAAACAACCTTTGCTACCAATGGTGCATTTGACTCAAAAGTTGAAGGGGGTAGTTTAGGTGATGTTTCTATAACGAGCAATATTATTAAGCAAACAGTAGAAGGTATTAAGAAGGATAAAATGGTTACTAGCAATATAGTTCCAAATTATACCAAGCAGGATTATACAGAATATAAAACAAAAGAAAGGTTTTTCAGTGAACACTACAAAAATGTTTCGCAGCATCTTCCTGAATTCAAGGGAGTTGATTTTAATGTTTTCTGTGATATCTTAAAAAAGCATAACATTCAAGGTGAAAAAATACATTATGGGGTAATATACGATTTAGACTTATATAAAAAAGATAACCTAGAGGAGTGTGCTGTTAATGTGCTTAATATTAATCAATGTGAGAGAGGGTCTTTCATAGAGCGTAAGGGTGATATTGTTAAACCTTCACAGAGGGAAGTAGAATATAGCAAAAAGGAAAACGATGTAAAGTCGGTTAAATTCTAATATTATACAATATTTTAAAATGATTAAAAACTACAAAAGATTAAGAGCTATTAAAAAGAAAAAAGCCGATCCTATAAGCAAATCCGCGCAACAACTGATTGAAAGTCAAAGGAGGGAGGGTAAAGTGATTGCACTTCATATAGAGAAGCTGAGAGCAAATGCAAAACAGGGTGATATAAATAACTTAAAAGATTATAAAAAATATTTAAAAGAGCTACGGAAAAATAAAAAGTGTGTTATTATATCTATAAGAGAGGGTAAGATGGTTTTGAGTTATAATGACCTTAAGCAGACTAATATATCAGACTTAAACATTGAGAAGGTTAAACCAGTACGGTATTACCTTGATTTCATTGGTGTAGTTCGTCCTTACGGGAACGGGAACGATTATCAAAGTGACTTTGAGCTTGATAGTGCTTGTTTACAGTATAATTATATACTTAAACTTCCTAACTTAAATGTTAGATTTTACAAAGAGGAGAATGCTGAAAAGTTTTTAAGAATGTTTATAGATTTCATAACCGAGTAACCACACCCCGCTTTTCTTAATTGACGTAGCGGGGCATGGAACGTACTAAAACAAAACTTATCAAGTAAAATTCTCGGTAAAACTTGATAATTACACTGCACCTATTTCTAAGTTCAGCAATCCAATATTTCTATTGTTCTAAATCAAAATCCTTTAACAATTATTGACCGTTATTACCTACTATAGATAGTGTTTATTAATCTTCTTCTGTTAAAAAAATTAAGTTTCCATAATAGATAACAAACTCGCCTTGTTAACCTCCTTTAACATTTATATTATATTACGGTATAAGAATAAGTCAAGTAAAAAACGACAAAAAAGACAATAAGTATCTATATTGAAATGATAAGCGAAAAAATCAAGATTAGAATTCAAAATTACTTTAAGAAGTATAAGGAATCTAATAACAGAGTTAGTGTAACTGGTAAGAATGCAACAAGTCTATTAAACGATATATATGATAGTGGATTATTAGCATATGCTGAAATCACCAATAGAGATGTCAATAGAATGTTCTCTCAAATAGTTATACCTCATTATAAAGACAAATATAAACAATTCAAGAAAAAGAACTTATTACCTCAAGGGGTGTCAAGAGGTAGACAAATGAAATCTGTATTAACTAGTTCACAGTTCTTAGCAATGATATTATACGGAACTAATATAGAAAAGACAAAGGAAGGTCATTTTATATGTGAGTATTCAGCACAAGGTCTACATAATGCAGATCAGATTATACAAGGCACAAAGAATATATCAATAGGGGAGGCTTTTAAGATTATTACTATATGTAAATTATCACCCGAGATATTAATTGATGTGTTTTATACTGTTATACATAGGGGGCTTGTTAGTAATAAGATGCATAAGTTCATATACAAAGATTATGAAACCAGTTTAGAAGACATTGATTACAATGAGATTGTTCAATCTAAAGTAGGCATTTTAGAGGATAAACAGTCATTAATAGATGAGAGGTATTAAAAAACAACCAAAACGACACGCAAAGACTCACAAGACTTGATTTTTTTTTTTTTTGCTTTATAATTGTTTTGTAAACAAACTTGAAAACAAGTTTTCATATGTTTAAAGCAAAACAATTACCACAAGTTAAGTAATTTTTTCAATTTTAGTGCAGTATCAATTGTGAATCAGGACGATATTAATACCAACTCAAGAACAAAACTAGAGACCCCGCCTCAAGGACATATTAATTTTAAATTGACCATTTGTTATGTCTGTCATTTCACCGCTTTGATTATTTTGATTTGTTAATAAAGGTAAGAAAGCTATTGCTTTTAATGTAAGTATATAGTGGTTGCGGAACAAGTCAAGGGTTTATCTTGATATTGCTTGTTTAGTAGGTTGTTGTAATCCTATAGTTAAGTTCTGTGGTTGCATTGACTCTTTAACTTGATTTACAATATCCTTGTCAAGTTCAATGGTTAAATCTTGTTTTTGCAACTCCCTGTCTCCGTCCATTAAAGTTATTGTCTCAAAGTTCTTATATGCAGGTAATTTGTAAAACTCATTTACAACCTCATTGATTAGCTCTTGACTACAATTTCTAGTTTGTTCGCAACCGTCTTTGTTTACTATGTATGATATTGGTTTGTCTTGTGTTCTGTCTGATATGTAAAAGTTATCACCCGCTTTAAATACTTGAATATCTTTGTGGGTAGTATCTATGTCAATATGGTAAGTATTGTTTAATAACACTTTGTTTTGATCGTTAAGTTGGGTTTGTTGTGATCCTGTATAAGATCCTGTTTCAAAATTATAATAAAAATAATAATCTTGATTGTCTATATCTATTATATTATTAAGCTCTTCTTTTTTGCAAGTGAAAAACTCTATAAATTCATTATATGCTTTGTTAAACAACTCTTGATATTCTGCATCGGTTAAATTGTTAGAAGGGCTGTGTAACTGATTAAGAGACTCACATTCTTTAATTAGTGTCTTCTTGTTATAGAGTCTGTAGAATTCGCCCTCTGTTGTTGTATATAGATTAATTGAGTTAGTTAAGTCTGTGTTAAATGATAGTCTTGACATAGAAGTTATTAATAAATTATTATAAGTTTTGTTCTTATATTAATATTATAATGTATTTATTATTTCAGGTCAAGGGTTGTTTGTTTTTTTAACTATTACTTTCAATGTCTCCAATTATTGTTTTCTGCGTCTTCCACACGCTGGACAGCCATGACCTGTTAAGTGGTTGCTAGCAATTTGCTCAAAAGCCCCATGTTCTTTACATATTATTTTTACCTTACTTACATTGTTAGTATATTCAACTTGTGAGTAATCATATTTATCTCCGTGGACTTTTTGAGCTTTCTCCGTAAATGATTCAGTTGTTAGTTTTTTACGTCTTCCGCAAAAAGGACAGCCACCACCTTTTAAATGATTTGAAGAGATCATATTGAAGCTACCGTGTTCCTTGCATGTTATACTTACTTTCTTATTGAGATTAGCATACTTGGTTTGTGAGTAATCATATTTATCTCCGTGAACCTTTTTGGCTTTTTCTATGAATTGTTTAGTTGTCATACTGCCGTAGCTACAAAAACGACACTGCTGACCCCGTAGGTGAGCACTTGGCGTCTGCAAAAAAACTCCATGTTCCTTACATATTATTTTTACTTTTACATGTGGTTTTGTATACTCAGCTTGTGAATAATCATATTTATCTCCGTGAACCTTTTTGGCTTTTGTTATAAAGTTTTGCTGTTTTTTGTTAGTTTCCATTTTTCTTAAGTATTATTAATTTAAATTTTCTTTTAAGTCTGTTGAAATCTTATTTTGTATAAAAGATTGATACAGTATGCAAAGCGGGCAAAACGACCAATTATAACGAAAAAGAAGTAATAGTAAAACATATTAAGTATAATAAGTAAATTATAACAATCACTATTTTTTTGTACATGAGGTGTAAGAAAAACAAGCATCCAGCACAACAGAATAACAACTATAATATTATTGGTAAGTTGCCCTTCATAACGGACTAATCTGTTTTTTAATGTTTTTTGTTTCATGAGTCTATTCAGTACTTCATTGTTATTGCCAATGCTAATAACCCCCACCTTGTACATCATTATTATAATTAAAATGTAATAAGGTATATGAATAAAGCTTTGTTGCAGTATAACTTTTGCTAAATCCGTATTGTATTGATTTACGATAAACATCACTGCTGTAGCAAATAGATATGGTAAATATTTTTCCAATCGTCCTTCAAGTCTTTGCAGTAGACTTGATTTGTTAATCATATTGTAATACATATTAATATCTTATGGTTATTATTATATCCACCTTGTACGCAAGACTTAATTTGGGTAATCTCTTGACTCAGAAAATGTTCGTAATGTGTTGCTTGCTTAAAAGCTTCATTGTGATTTTGTAAGTCTTTCAATATATCTGTTTTGCCAGTTGGCTTAATTGCTATCACAATGCTTTTGTGCTTGTCTTTTACACTTAGTGCATCATATAGCTTGCCATTTAAGTAAACAGACTTTAAGTGTATATATATTACATTCTCTTTTAATATTTCAAAATGAGCTTTAACCTTGTCAGGGCTGTGATATGCTTTTGTATATTTGACAAAATACTCTTGACCGTCAAGGAATAGCGAGGCTATATTCCTTGGGGAGGAGTTATCAAAGATTTCGGTCTCTTTGTCTCTGTCGTAGCTAATAATAATTTCCTCTTGAGTTGTGGATATTATATTAGTTGGTTTGTTTGTGATGTCTATCATTTTTATTTTGATTTGTTAATATTGAATATCATAATATGATTACAACTTGAACTCATAGTCCATGCATCTGGCTTTGGCTCTGTAAATTTTGTTATTACTATGATTTGGTTACCATCCTTAAAGGTCAAGTCTCTTTGACAGTAAATATTTTTATAGCGTGTGTATTTATCGTACCAAGCCGTGAAATATTTTGGAACTTCTTGATTGTTTTTAATTCCGTCTTTGTAAAACTTGATAACATTTTCAAGGTTCTTTTGTGTAAACAATGAACGATGTAGGTATAGATCACTGCATTCGTAGTAAGGAGTGTTTATTAAGCTTTCTACACGTCTTACGCTAAACATGTAGCCTTCTTTGATTTGCTTTAATTCCTTTGCTCCACTGTGGCGGTCTGGTGTGTTTGACATTTTAGTTTTGATTTGTTAATAAAAATATGAAAGCTATTGCCTTCAATATAAGTATATTATAGCTCTAAAATAAGTCAAGGGGTTTCGGTTCTTTTTTTAGACTCAAAAACCCTTGACATTTTTAAGGTAAACAACATAATTAATACGAGGACGACCTCAATTCTACATAACAAATTATAACAAAATATAAAAACAACAATGACATTTCATATAAGATTTAGTGACTCAAGGGAATTAAAAGATGCACTAGCTCCGCATAATAGCTTTGCAAGTAAATTACACCTTGGAAGTTCACCGCTTACAAAGTTTACAACAAAAGGGCATAGTGTTATTTTGACCTCTTTTAGTCAAAAGGGTTCTTATATAGATAACTTTATTGCCGAAGTTGAATATTGCTTAATAGAGGGTGAGGGCGAGGCAGTAATACCTATTGATAAATTATTCAAGATAGCAACCAAACTTCCACAAGGCAAAGAAGTAGAGATGTGGACGGAGGTTGATGAAAATCTAGACTTAGAAGATGATAACTCTATAACGGGTGAGTTAAAAATTAAATGCGGAAAGGCAAGTTTTAAATTACCATTATTTAATAGTGATTTATATCAACCAATTAGCTTTAACGAGGAAAAGATAGTATGTCAGATTGACATCGTTTCAAATAAGTTGCTTGAATGCCTTAAGAAAGTAGGAAGGTTTGCCCCTACTAGTGTAAACTTTGCTACTTTTAATAGTTTTTACTTTAACTATGTGAATGAGGCTATTGATGTGGTTGCGACTAACGGTAAAAGTATTAATATTTGTGAGCTAATTGCAAGGGTTCGGACAAGCGATCCTGAAAACTCAAAAGCAATCGTTCCAACCGAGTCTATGAAAAAAGTAGAGACTGCATTGAGTAATTTACAATATGAAGGGGTGGTTGCTATACAAGTTACAGATAAACGGATTAAGTTTGTTGCGGGTGAATATTCATTTATCCTTAATCTTCTAAATGGAACTTACCCAGATTATAAATCTTTAACTCCAACAGAGTTTAATAATCACTTTAATGTAAATCCAATGGTTGTAAAAGATGTTGTTGAAAGAAGTGTAATATTTGATGAAGTAGAAGGGGTTCATGCGGTATTACTCAAAAAAACAGATGAGGGTTTATTACTTGCCAATCAAGCGATAAACAAACAAGGCTTTGAAGATACCTTAGATGTTGACCTAACTAATTGTGAAGATTTCAGCAGGAGCTACAATGCAAAGTATATCCTTGATACCTTAAGTGTTCAAAATGGAACTGATTGCAGAGTGGATATACTTAAGGATGGAGCTTTTTTTATTAAAAGCAGAACAAAGGAGGGTATGTTGATGCAGTGTATGGTTATGCCGTTAAGATGGAGTTAAACACGTGAAACCGTTGCAATCAAAGAACAGTATTTGTTTTAAAATGAGTAGTCTACCATATCAATACTTTGTAAATCTGATTCGCAAACAAACTTTACTCTCTGAAGAGTTTACAGGGCTTTGCAAACAAAAGGATGTAAGTCAAAAAGACATTGTATATAAATATCGTGAGTTTGAAGATGTTATATTGGAATTGTGCTTGCATTACTTATCTTGCAAAATAGATAAAGCTTTGTCCTATTATATTGTATCAAAGATAATTATTGCATTGGCAGAGAGTCAAGCATTTGATATACATTGCGTTCAGGATTTTGAGTGGCTAGAGAATGCTTATCGCAAAGCAAAGCAACAACATTACAAAAGCAAAAATCCTTTTAAATATATATTTGTTAAACTCTTACCTTGTAAGTTCTTAACAAGGTGGAAACTAAAGGTCAACCCACTGTTTAATAGTGAATAACTCTAAAATTTGACATTCAAATAATATATATTATTATGTGGTTGTATTAAATACAACTATATATAATATAATGACACAAGAAAAAGTTCAAAAAGAATATACCATAAATCTAAAAGGTGTTAGAGAGGAAGTTGAAAAGGTCTCTTATGTAAATCTTGAGACTCAAAAAGAAGAAGAACGATCGGAGTCTGTCGGTTATGTTGAAACCTACATCGCCGCTTTTGATAACAGAGACAAGCACAAGGAAATAATATTACCAACAGCTTTTAATAAATCAATCAAGGGTATTACTCAACTGTTTGCTTTATTTCAGCATAACTTACCATATGATATTGAGTCAATAGATAACATAGTTGGGGTTCATACTAATCTTGAAGTTGACGAATACGGTCTAAAGAGTCAAATGAAAATCTACCTTGACAACGATAAAAGAAAATACCTTTGGAAATTAATAAAAGATGGGGTTTTAAATAAGATGTCTATTGGTATGATAGTGGAGGAGGTTAGCTATGATGAATCACAAGACACGACTTATATTATTAAGGCAACACCAATTGAAGGTTCAGTTGTTTTGATACCCGCGAACGATAATGCAACAATTAACATTAAAAGCTTTGAAGTGAAAGAGAATTTTAATGAAGTTCCAAAAGAATTAGCAACAAAATTTGACAATCAAAATAAACAAGATAAAATGGAAGTAAATATTAACAATAATATAGAAAAAAATAATATGGAATTAAACACAGTTATAAAGTCATTTGAAGATTTAAAAACAATTGAAAAGTTTTTAAAAGAAAAACTGGATATTTCACAAACAGAGGCTAAAACTCTTATATCAAAAATTAAATTTTTTGGTGATATTGATTTAAAAAGCTTTGTAGAGGAAAAACTTGAAGAGTTTAAGGAGTCAATGGAAAATACATTTAATACAAAACTTGCCAAACTTGAAACAAAGGGAGGCGATCAAGATAACCAACCTACAGATGAACTTAAAGAGTCTGTGGAGGTTAAAAGTAATCAATGCGATGTTGATTACAATTCAATCTGTAAGTTTGCTCAAGAGCAACTGGCGGATATTTTTAAAATTAAATAATCAACACATCATAAATAAATATGTCACAAGCAGAAGCATCGCAAGTGCAAAAAGAGCTCAACCAAACATTAGGAGCAATTAAATCCTTTCAAGAGGAGCAAGCAAAAGAATTAAAAGACAGCAAAGAAGTCTCGGGTGAGCTGAATGCTAAATTTGAAAAAGCTACAAATGAATTAGTAGAATTACAAAAGAAGTATGCAACACTAGAGCAGAGACTTGAACTTGAAACTAAATCGCAAGACGATGACGGAGTAGAGGCTATTAGTGATTACAAAAACTTTGTAAGAAAAGGACTTGCTACTAACAACAAGGATGCTGGTTATACAGCAGAATACAAAGAAAAGCTTTCTTCGGCGGTAAGGGCAAGCTTGTCTAAAAAATATAAAGGCAAACTTCCACAAGCTGAAATAGAAGAAATGGCTAAAAAGTTTGTATCTACTGATATTGCAGGTCAAGGTGGTTTATTACTAGCTCCAGCTATCATTGAAGATATAGAAGAGGCAAGAGCTTTTAATGAAACTGGTCTTTTGTCTGTATCGGATCAAGAAACTGTAAGAGGTCAGCAAGCTATTATTACTTACTCTTACACTCGTCCTGAATCTTATCTTTCAATTGAAAGAGAGGAAGATTCTAATGAAAGTGAAATGAACTTTGCACAAATAGAGGCTCAAATGCAAAAAATTGTATCAAGAGTTCCTATTTCAAGAGAGGCTATGGACTCACCTTACAACTTTCAAAACAGAGTTGAGAACGCAATCTTAAGAGACTTTGGAGGTAAAAAAGGTTATCTTGCAGTTCACGGCTCTAAAAAAGTAAAAGGTCTTAACTCTTACGAACTAACAACTGGTGGTTTCGAAAGAGGTAAAGTTGGCTCTGTTGAATACACAGGTTCTACTTTTGGATATAAAGACTTACTCAAGCTAACAACTGGAGCATTGGCAAGTAAATACCAACTAAATGCAAAACTTCTTGTAAGTAGAGCATCACTTGTTGCTTTACAAACTATGGTTGACGATGCTAACCGCCCTGTATTTCAAATTGTATTAGCTCCAAACGGTCGTTCATTCCTATGGGAAGGTGTTGAGGTTGTAATAGACGACTTCCTTGGTATAAACAAGGATGAGTCAGCAATTGATTTATCTGCCTCTGGTGCAAGAGCGGTATACTACGGAGACTTCTCACAAGGTTATATCTCACTTAACAACCCACAAATTGGTATGGTTCCTGACAACACAAAGGTAGGAAAATACATAGTGCAGGCTTATACTTACACAGGGGGTCTTGTAAAAGATTACGATGCAATTAAATGTCTTGTTAAATCTTAATTGTAATTATTAATATTAATATATATAAAAAATAAAATGTCTATAGCAGTAGAAAAAATATCAGAGGCAAAAACACTTTTAGCTTCTGGAGTTGAGGCAATTAATGCAGATGCAGACTCTAACTCTTCAATCATACTTGATCTTGAAAATTATAATTTTGCAGAGTTTGCTTTAACTTGTTCAGCTTATACAGCAGGTGATGTAACTCCATTTATTACAATTGGAGATGAGTCAAATTTATCAGATGGAGTTAAGTTGACAGATGCTAGCTTTAATGTTGTTAATGAGCTAGGTAACAATAAACTAGGCTTTGCAAATGCTAAAGTATCTGGACTTAATGAGGTAAAAACTTTTGGTCTTATCCGTAATAAAAGATATGCAAGGGTAGGCTTTACAGGTGCAAACAGTGCTAATTTATCAGTTTTGGCAACTGTAAGAGTATCAGTAACAGATCAGCCTGCCTAGTATGTCAAAATACACAGCAACTCAAGATTTTGGTTTTTACACAAAGCAGAATGATTATTTTTGCTTTAAAAAGGGTGATGTAATACCTTTTGAGTCAAGAGATGATATAAATAGACTTCTTAACAAAGGATTGGCAAGGGAAGTAGAAGAGCAACCTATTAAGAAAGCTGAATATTCAAATGCCATACCTTCAAAAGAAGTATCACCCGCACCAAAAAAAAGATATAAAAAGAAAGCAGATTAATTAGTTTATGAGTAATACATATTGTTATGAGGTTGATAATTTTATAAGATCGGATAACACTGTATTACTTGCAAACGACTCAACAAACCCCGTCCCATTGGAAGAGGTTAAAAGTTTTCTAAAAATATATAATGACGATCAGGATGTATATTTAGAAAGTTTGCAAAAACTAGCAATTCAAACAATACAAGACTTTACGGGCATTGATATAACTATCAAGACATATAAGAGCTTTTTAGATGGTTTTCCTTGCAACAACTCATACAAGACTATAACTTACTGCTCAAGCTATAACAAGCAAGCATATGGCTTGCAAATACCAATGACACCATATGTCAATAATACACTAATTGTTAAATATATAGACATAGAAGGTATAGAGCAAACTGCAGACTTGAACGACTGGAATATTAAGAGATACGATGTCCGTTCAAAAAAGTATTCTTATGCAATACCAAAAGTAGATGAGGCAACGGGTTTGCCAAAATACCCTGCTACATTACAACAGCCCGATGCCGTTACACTTGAATATCAAGCTGGAATTACAAGCGACGGAGCTAACTTACCTATTGATATAAAACAAGCTATACTATGCCAAATGAACTGGTTAAGAGAAAAATACGGTGATGAGTGTGGTGATTGTGTAGATGGTTCAATATCTTTTATGGTTCAGCCTCTTATGCGGGCTTTTATAATAAATCCTAGTTATTCTTATAGTCGGGTAGGTTGAGTTCTTGATGTATTCTTTTATTTGATATATCCACACAGTCTTGATTAGAATCACAACCTAAAAACTTTCTATTTGTAATTATACTTGCAATTGCAGTTGAGCCACTACCAGCAAACGGATCTAGTACAGTATCGCCCACATTACTTGATAACTGTATTAGTATTTTTAATAACTCTACATTTTTTTGATTAGGATGTAGATTTTTTTTAGTGTTTGCCTTACTGTTTGCAAATACAAAATCCCAAAAATTAGGGTATGAATATGTATAAGGCTTCGGCTTTGTATTTCTTTTGTCTTTTAACCAAGCCTCACTCGTCTTGATAAAGTCTACTTCATTAAGTTTTTTTGATTTACCTTTTGACAAAAATAAAATGTGTTCTGTCCTGTAATAGAAGTTATTTTTTAAATACTGTCCATTGCAATAAGAAGGTAAATTGATTATGTTTTGAAATATAAAGTCACTGTCTTCAATTGCATTTAACCATAACCGCAAGCTTTTCGTTCCTGTAAATATATAGCAATGTGAGTTATCTTTTAATACATTATACATTGAGTTTAACCACAGAGGGGCTTGTTGTGTAATATAATCTTGTGAGTCGTTATATATGTCTGTTTTAAAATTTACCCCATACGGGGGATCGGTGACTATCAAATTCACAGACTCTTTTTCTAGTGAGCTTGTGAATTTAATGCAGTCTTGATGTATAACTTGATTATATGGTGGCTTAAATTCCATTGCCTGCTAAAATTTTATCAAAAGAGTTGACTATATGCTTTGCATCTGCAAGGGTATATCTGTGCGGTTCTTTAATGAAGATTTTGTAAACTAAATCGTGCTTTGTATATAAGTTCATTGTTATCTTCCATAGTCCCATTTGTTGTAAAACATATTTTATCTGTTCTCTAGACAGGTTATCAAAATAATTCTTAATTAATTCAAGTTTTAAAGTGCGTTCTGTTTTAATCATATTCCACCAAAACCTCTTCCCCGTCTTTTAGTTCTTTTTCTAAGTCTATTAAAAATCTTACAAAGTCGTTAGCATATTCTGTAATATCGTGCTCTAGTTCTTGATTATAATCACCTGAACCACTCTCCTGACAAATAGACCAGTCACCATATTCTGTATAAGTCCATTTATATGGTTCAATTTGATTAATAATATTTGTAATGTCTTCTTTATTTGTTTTAAAGCCGTCTTTTGTAAAATCGCAGTCAATGTTTTCTTCAAACACTTTTTTAAAAGATACCATAACCTCTTCTTGATTTTTTTCGTCAATCATCCCGCTAAAACCGTCAAAGTGAAAATAATCTGTTTTAATTGTCATTGTAATTTGTAATTTGTTAATAAAAGTTATGAAACCTACTGGCTTCAATATAAGTATAAATAACTTTTAGAATAAGTCAAGGGGTATTTTGCTTTTTTTAGTTTTTTTGTTATAATTAAGAAAACTATTCACATACTATGGCTTGCAAAAGAATAAAAAGAGACACATTTAAAGCTTGCTTAAGAGATATGGTAAGGCTGGATTTTATAGAAAGAAAAAATTACAATGGACTGGGTAAGCCTCGGGTGATTGAAGAGGTTGTTAAGTCCGTTGGAGGCGTTCCTAAAACAGTAAGTAGAATTGGATTGTCTCAAATAAATGGCGTTGCTACAAACTCACGGATTGACACTGTCTTTTATGTCAAGTATGGTGATTTATTAAATATAGATCAAGCAAAGGTTAAATATGTAAAGTATAACAACTTTATATATGCAATTGAAAGCTATGAAAACAAAGACTTAAAAAATGAGTGGTGGACTGTCTATGCAAGATCAAGAGGTGATGATAGCAAGGAGGCAAGCAAGATTTAGCTTTTTATGAATACCATTAAATTTAAAACATCCGCACAAACAAAGCAAGTATTAAAAGACTTATCAAGGCAACCACATCAAGTAAAAACTGCATTAAAAAAAGCAGGTTATGATTTTGGTATGTTAGTCACTAAAGATGTAAGAAATGACATGACCTACGGAGTAAAAACGGGTCGTAGGTATTTAATAAACATTGGGAGAGGTGGAAGGCAATTAAAGAGGGCGAGGTGGCATCGTGCATCGGCAACGGGTGAGTCTCCAGCGGTTATAACGGGCAATTTAAGAGCCTCTGTAGATTTTAGAGTAAAAGGTTATCGTAGACTTGAAATAGGGGCGGGTAATAGCAAGGTAAACTATGCAGAACAGCTTGAAGTTGAAATGCGGAGGTTTTATTTAAAAAATGGTATTAAAAGAAATATGAAGGCAGGTCAAAGCCTCATTGCTAAAAGATTAAGTAGTGTTCTTAAGTGAGTCAAGACATTTAAGAAAATCTTCTCTGCCTTTTTTGCAACTGTAATCTGCTACAAAATTAAGGAAAACCTCTCTTTGCTTTTGTGTTAGTCTTGGGGGGATGTGCTTCAATATCTTTTTAAGTAAAATTTTTTCAAAGCCTGCAAGTGTTTTAAAGCTAGTCCTAGTTTTAGGGTAGTATCCTTTTGCTTTTGTCAGCGAGTTTAAAAGGTTTTCTGTGTAATACAATATACTTTCAAAATTTCTATACTTTTTATTCTTGCAATAATTCATTAAGTAGCAATATCTTAAAAGAGACATTCTTCTCTCTGACCTGTTGTATCTCATACTAGTTTTAAGTCTGTTATTTTTGCTTATGATTTGTTAGTAAAAGTTTCAACCCTTGGTTAATATAAGTATATAATACTTGTGAGATAAGTCAAGCATTATTTTACTTTTTTAAATTTTTTGTTATAATTAAAAAAAATACTTATATACCATGACCTTTAGGATAACAGATCTAGCAACTTACTTATCTAATAATGTAAACAACTACATACCAGACTTAGAAGATGGTAGTTTATCAATAGACACGATAACAAAAGCAGGCAATACTGCAACCATTACATTGACAAGCCCTACTGATTTAAGTCAAATTATTGCAGATGGTGACGCATTTAAAATAAGGGGTGTTCGTGGAGTTCATAATATTGAAAGCATAGAATATATAGACGATAATAGTGATTATAACTTTAAAATTACAACCACGACCCCATATGTAAAAAACTTCAATGACAAAATCATAATTCAAGATTGTGATTATGCACTACTTAACAATGAATTTGAAATAATAGATATATACGATTCAAAAAGCATTTATATTAATGTTGCTGGGAGCGAGGACACGGTAATAACCACTCTAGGTAAATTACAAGAGCCTTTTATTGCAAGCAATACATATGGTTATAACTTATTTACAACTCTAACAAAAATTGACAACTCTACTTATACCTACCAAGTAAATGAAAACCTACCAGATGAGACCACGGGTGATATGCACATTGCTTTTTCTGTCAATGTTAAGGCAACCGCTGATTTAAGTCGTGCAGATGTGGATTTTAGAGGTGAGACTAGCAATCCATTTACTTTATATGTAGTAAACCAAGGCATTGAATACAATCTAACGGGTAGTGGTGGTAATTCTTTTTCAATTGGTGATACAGACTATGCTAACACGGACAATAAAGTCTTTGGAAGTTATGCAATTGCTAATGTTGGTATATATGCATTTATAACAACATCACAAGACTCACTAGGAGCGGAAACAATAGATAAGTGTTATAATGAATACAGATCCGCTTTAAACAAGTGCTTGTTATCAGAGGGTTATACAATGACATCCTGCGGGACATCACCCGATTATGCAGAAAATGGAGCTTATTTAACCTTTGACTATCAATTTCAAAAGACATTTCAATTTGATAAAAATGAGTATGTTGACAATGGAAGTCAAGTACCGCTATCAAGAATTAATAATACAATTAATAAGGATGAGGCTGGGTATAGTCAAGTGATTAATTATTAGTATTGCATTTTAGGGGTTGTTTTGCAATGAAAAAGTCAATTAAGGCTGTTTGTATTGCAAATGTGTTATACTAGCTATTAAAAAACCTCTTAACATCTTTAATAGCTATATCAAGCCGTGGATGGTCTTTAAAGTGAAATTCTATTATTTTAAGAATGTTATCTTGAACTGGGTCAGGAGCTTTGTCAAGTATTGCCATAGAAGGAGGGGAGGGTTTAGCTTTTACTTCTTTTATCACATCCCTTTTAACAGCCTCCTTAACCCTTTCTTGTTCTTGTTTTTTCTTGTCTATTAAAGTTTGTAGTTTTTGATTGTATACATGTTTATCTTCTAATACAAAGCTTTTAATGTCCTCTTCTGTGAGTTTAATAATTAGATTGTTTTCTTGTGATATATTTTTTAAATACTTAATTCTATCATAACATATCTTTTGAGTCTCAAGGGAATTAAAAAACCTTTCCTTGATCTCTTGTTTTATTTTATATTTGATGTCATCCGTTGGTTCAAGATTACTCACTTTTAACAAGTCTTCAATGTCAACGATTAAGTAGTTTTCTCCTATTGAAAATTTACTTTTTAAGTCTTCAATATAGTTATCTATTAAGTCTTGTAGTAATTGCAATTTAATCTCTTCAAAATGCTTGTTCTGGGACTTAATATTACTTTGGACTTCCTTGCAAGAGTCTATTAAACTTTTTGCTTGATTTTCAACAAACTTAATTTGCTCTTTGTATGGTGCAAGGCAATCCCTTCTTTTTGTTTCAATAGATTTAACCATCTTGTTGAGTTCGGTGACGCATTGCTTGCCTTCTTTGTAGGTCTCGTAAGTAACCACGATGTTCTTATAATTTTCAAGGTATTTTTCAAGTTCTTGCTTCAGTATGTCAAAATTACTTGATAATTGTAATTGCCCGCCTTCAATTGAGACCTGATCTATTAGTGTTGTTATGTTAGTCATTTTAGTTTTGACTTGTTAATGTTATTAATCTTATTAATATTCATACTACTGTCAACCTCGTTACCAAAGGCATCCCAGTAGTTATTTATTACTACGGTGTTTCTCATAGTAAATTTGTTTTGCCACTTCCCACATTTTGTAATCTTTAACCACCCATTCTCTTGTTGTATAAGTACAACCTTTCCACTCATCTTCAATTGCCTCTTCTACCTGCTTTCTTGCATCTGCTTCGCTAGTAGCATTAACAAAGTATACACAGCCGTAATTGGCTCTTTTAGTGCAAACTTCCACTTCTATTTTGTAGTTTGAGTCTGGCTTTGCTCCAAATTTGTTTATCATTTTAATTTTGATTGATTAATAAAATATATGAAGCTCATTGGCTTCAATATAAGTATAAACCGACTACAAAAAATGTCAAGGGTTTTTAAAACTATTATTAAAATTTGACAATCAAACAATATAAAGTAAAATAGAATTGTTATTAATAATTATATATTGAAATGTTAAAATATTTCTTAAAAGTAAAGGTCAACACAGACTTTAAATGGATATTACAAAATAAACAACTACGAAAAGATGAGGTTGTTATTATTGAATGTGACTCTGGCAAAAAACCATTGGAAAGGTTTTGGAGGGAAAGAGTAAAAGATATACCTCTTGACAATGCAATTGAAATATTAGAGTTTTTTAATTCTAACGACTCATTAAATGAAGTTAAAAAAAAAGTTAAATCAACAAGTAAAAAATAAATATGGAAAGACCACTAATTACAACTACATTTTCAGCCTCACCAGGATCAGCGAGTGTTGGTGAAAGAAAATTATTATTTGTAGGGCAACAACTATCCACTGGAACGGCAACAGCGGGTGAGCTAACAGAAAATATTGTAAGCAGAAAGCAAGCAAAGGAACTCTTTGGAGCAAAGTCAATGTTATATCAAGGTATTAGAAAATATTTTGACTTAATAGACTTTACGGGCACTATAGAAAAACCTTCTCTTAATGTTATACCATTGGCGGATGATGGCTCTGCAACAAAGGCAAGTAGTGCGTTAATATTTACAGGTACAGCAACAGAGGTGGCAGATTATACCATATCTATAAATCAATACACTTATACAGTATCTGTTGCACTAGGGGACGACCCTGAGCAGATAATGGGTAAATTCAAAGCTTTACTTGATGCGGATTTGGAAGTGCCAGTAACTTACACGGTTTCAACAACAACTACAACAGATGACACAATTACATTTGAATCAGCAAATGGTGGAAGTGTTGGTAATTCAACTCAGTTAAAAATTGATGGCTCTGTTGCGGGTATTACCTATACAATAGGGGGAGCGTCCGTGAGTAAAGCATTTTTTACAGGTGGAGCAACTAACCCATCATTAACAAGTTTATTTGATGCAATAGAAGGTAAAAGATTTACAAGTTTTATATATCCTAACGAGTATACAAATACAGACTTACTTACTCTTCTAAGGTTAAGAGCAAAATATAATAACAAAGTGCTTGAAGGGTACGCAGTAATTACAAAGGATGACACATATGCTAATATACAAGGTACTAATAACTTTAGCAACGAGCATCTTGTTTATACAACTTTCAAAAAGGGCTCAAGGCAGGCAACTTCTTACGAGGTTTCAAGTCAATTGGCAAGTTTACTTGAACTATACTTAACAGAGGGTGCTATTGTTTCTAACCTTGCTTTTTCCGTTGTTACAAGTGGTGGCATTCAAAACGCAGTCGTGCCTTACCATAACTCAATACTTCCAACAATTGATGTTGAAGTGGATGGATTTACACAAGAAGAAAACCAACAACTAGGAAGTGAGGCGTTTACTTTAATAGTAAATAATAATAATAATACTTACCCGCAACTTGATATTGTTTACACAACAAGAACAGAAAACTTAAACGGTAACCCTGACTCATCACTGCTTGAATTCAATGATAGAATGGGTATGTATGTCTGTGGTGAGTATATATTTAATAATTTAAAAGCAGATCGTGACTTGTCAAAAGCAACTTTAACAAGTGGCTCAATTGTAAATAAAACACAGATAAACAAGGAGGCGATTCTTGCAAAGTATAACACTTATCTTGAGTTCCTATCAAATACGGCTGGAATAATTGATAACGGCAGATTGAAAGAGCTAAAAGGCCTTGTTGCTGCGAATACAGAATTGAACTTTGAGGAACGCTCAATATCAAGTGAAATTAGTGTAATACTAGTAGGGCAGTTAAGAAAAATAGCTTTAAACATAGTAAAGAGACCGAATGCTTAAGAAAAGAACGGTTGCTATTGCCTTTACTGCACTATTTATCCTTGCGGGGTATAGTGCAAAAAGGGATTGTCCTAAGAGGGAGGTGGTTGGGGATTTTATTATTCAAACAGATCGCAACTGCGTGCCAATTAGTATAGAAGAAATTAAAAAATAAGTAATATCAATAGATAAAAAATAATATGTCAAATATAAATTTAAGTCAACAAGGTATCATCTTGACAAGATCAAATGGCGACTCAATAGCAATAAATGATCTAATACCCGACTCAATCAATGTTACGAGAGGTGGGGCAAAGGGAGCTATGATAACAACGGCAGGGGCTCCAATGTCAACGCTTGATTACAGTGAGAATTTTGCAACAATAACCTTTACAATACCGTCATCAACTCTTGAAAGTGAGACAGTTTCTTTTGTAAATGAAATGTATAACGAGTTTTTAGCTGGCAATAAAGGAACTTTAAGAGTTCTGGGGACGACTCTTGAATTTGATGGTATATTTCCTGAGAAAATACTAGATATAACAACGGGTAATCAAACAATAGACTTGACTTTTTACGGCAATCCTAATACGACTGCCTAAATATAGTCTTCCATTCTATCAAAAAGATTGCCTTCAACTTTGTGATAATTGGGTAGTAGGGCAAAATATTCTTTGTTATCCTCATCTCTGACTTCTCCAAAAACTTCTTCATAATCAGCTTTTATAACAGACAAAGCCCAAGCAACTTTTTTATTGTGTTGTACTAGGTTTTCTGCTTTTACCTCGTGATTAATTGTAATCGCACTTCCAATTACAATTAGAAAGCACAAAAAGAATAAATGAAAGCCCCTAAATGTATAAGCTCCAATCTGCTTTTTGTAAAGCATTATCTTGTGGTAAGATAGTGGGATCATTGCAATGCCAAAAACAATTGCTATAATTTGTAGTGTTGTCATTTTAATTTGTGATTAGTTAATAATAGAAAAGTTATAAACTTTAAGTTTGTTGTTTACAAATTTGTAAGTAAATTCATAACCTGCATCAAGTAATTTTGTTATAGCCTCTTGTGGTTTGTTTGTATTGATTATGAAGTCTGATAGCTCGCTTGAAACCGTTGTATCAAGTTTTAAAGTTCTTTCAATGTAAGAAGCGTTGTCAACTTGCTGAGCCGTTGTTAAGTGAGTTCTGTAAAACATTTTGTTTGTGATTTGTTGATAAAAAAGTAAGGCTTCGTTGCCTTCAATATAAGTATATAGTGATTGTGGAATAAGTCAAGGGGTTTTTGTCTTTTTTTTATTCATTTTAAATCTATCTATATCGTTTAATAGCATATCGTGAACCTCATCGTCCATGTAGTCTGTTCTTGCTCCCCCAAACTCTTTTAAAAACTCTTCAGCCTCTTGCTCTGTTAAATCGCTTTCTTGCATGATAGTGTCTATATCGTAGAATTGTCCTACTAGGTAGGTATTCCTGCGGGTGAGCTCAAGCCAAAGCTCCCAGTCCTCTGCATCTTTTAGTAGTTTATCGTTTTTTGGCTCTTCTATTATTACACTACTTACATTCAATGCCTGCATTAGCTCTAGTAGTCTAGCTATACTTCTATAATATATATCGTCCTCAGGTTCAGCACTTATTCTTAACTCTTCTAGTGCATCACTGTCAATCGTATCTATACTAAATATATAATACAGTAAATTTCCACAGGCATCGTTTACTGTGTAATAATACTCATTCTGTATTAAAAAGCTTTCCATCTTTTCAATACCCTTCGCATCGTAATTAGAAGGAAGAAATTCTTTAATAGTTTTCATTGTTTTATATTATGATTTATCAAAAATTAAAAGCATTGTTGCATCATTCAAGTCTAATGCTTTTATGATTTTTTGTATTTCAATAGCAACTTGATAATTATGCTCGGTATTGTGTATTATAGTCTCTACAAACTCTTCAAGCTCATCAATATCAAACATTACTTTACCATCTTCTGCATCATTGAAATATACCCATTCTTTAAAAAGGTCAACATTGATATCATCCCAAACATCTTGAATTTGTATATCACTCATACATTTAATAACCTTAATATCCTCTGGGTGGTCAATATAGTGTTGTGTTTTTTTTAGCATTTTGTTATTTATTTTGTTAATAATTTGAAATTAAAAGGTAATCGGTGCTGTGTGTATTACTCATCCTTTCCACAATCTTCATAAGTAAAGTGTATTTACCGCCAAACTCTATTTCCATTTTTGCCAATTGTGAGAGTTCTATTGTGTCTATGCTAAATATATATAATAATATATTACCGCAAGAGTCTCGCATCGTATAGTAATAATCATTTTCTATTAAAAAAGTCTCTATCTCCTTGACCATCTCCTGATCCCAATCTGATAAAAAACTTTCTATTTTTTGTATTTTTTGTGTAGTTTCTGACATTTTATTTTTTTATTTTGTTAATATTGTTATTAAATACCTATTTTTATTTTATCGTTATTGAGGGCTTTTCTTACCCTCTCTTCCGCCCCCTCACCACATTTAAATATTCCAACTTTTTTTAATTTAGGTAGTAGCTTTAAAGGTGTATAGTCTAGATCGGGCATGTGATATAGTAGTATTGTTTCTAGGTTCGCCATCACTTCAATACCATCAAGACTCTTTAGTGTATTAGAATAAAGGGTAGAAAAATTAAAAAAATTTATACCTTTCACATACTCATCTAAACAAGCAGGTGTTCTTTTGCAAAGAACTCTATCATTTAAGTTTCTCTGGTGAGATATATTTAAAATTTCTTTTATTGTAATCATTTTATTTTTGATTTGTTAATAATTTTTATTCCCTAACAAGGATTAATCTATATATTCTATATTATATCCAGTTAGTTCGAACCACTCGCCACCCTCTACTTGATATTTGTAAACTTTTTTATTTTCAGCATAAGAGTTTATAACCTTTTTACCTTCAAGGACATTTTTACCTTTGACCCAAAGTGAGTAATACTTCTCACCTTTTTCTCTAGTTTTTACCACACCTCTTTTATAAGTATAGCATGTTTCATATTTACTTGTCATTTTAGTTTTGATTTGTTAATAAAAGTGTTTGAGCTAAGCTCAGTAAAAGTTTGAAACCTATTGGCTTCAATATAAGTATAAATGACTTTTAGAGTAAGTCAATGGTTAAAGTGTGATTAATTGACTTATTTTTTTCACTTTAATTTGATTGAGTTCACCCGTTGCCATTATTTCGGCAAAAATCTTTTGACCCTTTGGGGTTACCAATCCCTGCATGTGCTTTGTCTTGTTTGTTGTGTTTTCTGTAATCTTAACTTCAAAAAGTCCATTGTCAATATATTTTTGATATGGTAGGTTTTTCTTGTCTTTTGATTTGATATAATCACTTTCCCTTAACCACTCAATAAACTTATTTGGCTTTACCCCTAACAAAGTTCCCGTCTTTTGATAACCAAGGCTTTTTTCAATACTCACCCGTTCAAGTAGTGTTGTTTTTTCCTCTTGACTCTTAATTAATTTTTGTGTGAGTTCTTGATTAAGCTGTTCTTTTTCTTTTAACTCTTGACCTGCTTTTAATAACAGATCGGCAACTGTTAATTCAAGTGGTTTTTGTTGCTCTATATATTGCCTTTCCACTTCAATGAAATATTCCCTTACCTACTTGCCCTTTACCGTCCTTTGCATCATTGCAATGTTTTTTGCCGTGTCAATTGTTAGAAAATACTCAATACCAATTTGACCTGTTTTTGAAAGCTCTACTTTTTGGGTGACCTTAATATAGTCTTGATCTTCTATAAAACCCTGAAGAAATCTTTTTATCCAAGCAGAAAAGTCTTTCTTTGATTTTAAATTTTTATGTAATTCCCTTGCACTTACGGTATTTTTAATATCACCAACAAAGTTATTACTCTTAATATTAAAAAGTTGTATATTTTTTTTCATAATCTTGTTTATATATTAATTATTTATTTAATAATTTTTTAATTACATAGCCTAATAATGCCTTAACTACATAACCACAATTCCACAACATACCATCCTCTTGTCTTACTCTGACAAACTCACAACTAATTTCATTTATTATGTCCTGCTCTCTTTTAACATCTTCCTCTTGTTGGTTTTTATGATGCCCTTCGTCATATTCAATAGCTATATTTAAGTCTTTTATATAGTAATCTATATTGTAATTTAATACTTTATGTTGTCTTTGACCTTTAATATCAAGAGGTTCTAATATTTTTTCTAGTGTATCAAAGAATTCTATTTCTGCTCTAGTATTTAATATTGTATAATCGTCTAGTGCTTGTAAAAGCTGTCTTTTTAATTCAATGGGTGCATATGTTTTTTGAATGCAACTAATGGCAACTGGAATGGTTAAAAAGTATTCTTTTAAAGTTGCATTATTTCCCTTCCTTTTTTTATGAAGCCTAATATAGTCTTGATTTTCTGTAAAGTCTTCAAGATATTTCTTAACCCAAGTGGAATAATCTTGTTTACTCTCCAAGCTTTTGTGAAGTTCCCTTGCGTTTACAGTCTGCTTGACATTGTTGTTAAATTGTTTAGACTCTAATTGAATTAGTTTATCCATTTTCTTACTTTTAAATTAATTATTATTTTGGTGGGGAAGTTGCTATTTCTAGCAATTGAACCACGGGATAACATACAAACCCCAAACCTCCCCAAAAAGAAAATGTTTTTTTGAATGGAAAATATTCATTAAGATGTCATATGTTATTAATCCGTGGAGGCTCAATTCCACCGTAGGTTCTACCTACAAATTAATAATATAACAAAATTGATAATTGTCAATAGCTCTACTCTTCAATATATGATATTATATAACTGGAAAAAGTCAAGCTAAAATATCGTAATATTTACCAATAAGTCAAGGGTTTTGGATCGTTTTTTTGGTTTTTTTAGCATCTTATTTTTTAATTGATTAGTTTTTACATACAACAACATCACCTCTTATAGTAAAACCCATCAAACCCTCAGGGTCTGCAAAGTATAAAGTCATTATACCGCTATCTTTGGGGTGTTGCCAATAAATACTATTATAGCTTTCTATCATTTTAGAAAATGCCTGTGTAAGTTTATTAATAGCGTCTATATTTAATAAAACCTGCTTATCCATTGATTGGTTTTCCCTGCATAATCTAGTTTGAACACTTTTGTAATCTGGTAGTTTTACATTGCATTTTGGTATTGTATCAAGCTTGTAGTTGTCTTTAATCTGTTTAACAACGGAATCAATATGTGCTTTAGGTATTGCATGACTTCCAACTTCTATATTTTGAAAATATTGCAACATGTCCTCACATGTAATCTCAGCGTTTAATAAAGCCTTACCGATGGTTGAAAAAATAGAAACTCTGTCCTCTTCTTTGACTATGTTGATATAGTTGAACGGATCGCCTTCTTCTGGTCTAGTGATTTTTTTAAATTGCTGAAATATTGCAATTAGTCTTTTGTGTTTTGCTTTTGACATATTATTTATGATTTGTTAATAAAAAAAGAAGTAAAGAAGTAGCAACTGCTAACTTCATATATATATTATAGCAACTACAAAATAAGTCAAGGGTTTTGGGTCGTTTTTTTGGTTTTTTTCGGTCTTTTTTAATAATACATATATTACAAAAAATACCTTTTTAAATATTAAAGGGTTTATTTATTTTAAATTTTGTTTAATATATTAAGGGGTGGTGCGTGGTTTAAAAAAAATAAACCACGTTATTATTATCACTTTTTTCCCTTGACAAATTTCATTTTTAATACAAAATATAGTGTTAGCAAAACTAACCATATTTAATTAAATTCAATGAAAAATAAACAGGATTCACACTCTCAAGGCTCAGAGGAAATGATATTAGGAGGGTTGTTATACGATAACTCAAATATTGACTTTATAGATAGTGATTTACAGGAAAGACACTTTTACTTCCCTTTGCATCAGGAGTTTTTTAAGTTTATAACAACAAAAATTAAACAAGGTGATGTCTGTCAAGTTACAGACTTGATATTATTTTTACAAAGTAATTTTGAAAAATTAAAAGTTCATTTTGGCAGGGTAATATTGGAAAATGATATTACTAAAGAGGTTAAACTTGCTTGTGTCAATCTGTTAAACTCGTATACATATAGCACGATAAACTTAAAAGAGCAAAGTAAAACAATAATTGATTGCTATATAAGAAGAGAATTTGATATTGTATTACAAAACAAGCAAAAAGAATTAGCAAAAGACTATACAAAAGATGCGGGTGAAATAATATCCGCACTTGAAAACGATATTACAAAAATTACTACAATGCAAAGTGATGAGGACGGCTTAAAAGACATTGCAGGTATAACAGAAAACACATTACTTGAAATAGAGAAGTTATTAGAAAGAAAGGAGGGCGAGTTGGTAGGATTGTCAACAGGATTAGAAGAAATTGACAAACTTACTTGTGGATTGCAAGCACCTGATTTAATAATAGTGGCTGGCAGAGCGTCTATGGGTAAGACATCAATTTGTATGAATATAGCTGCCAATGTTGCAAAAACTCTTACACAAGATCAATCCGTTGCTATATTTTCCCTTGAAATGTCAAGCGAGCAGTTAGTTAAAAGAATGATTGCTTGCGAGACTGGGGTATCGTTGTCCAATAGTGCAACAACAAACAAAACAGATGCAGAAAAAGAGTATATTAAGAATGCGGTAGCAGGCGGGGTGGATGTTATGCGAGAGTTACCTATTAATATTGATGACACGGCAAGGATACCACTCAATGCATTAAAAAAAAGATGTATGAAGTTAGCAAGAAAAAAAGACTTAAAATTAATTGTTATTGATTATTTGCAATTAATCACAACAGAAAGCAAAGGTTTTGGCAACAGAGTTCAAGAGGTTTCATTGATAACCGCAGAACTCAAGGGGCTGGCAAAGAAGTTAAATGTTCCTATAATTGCATTATCACAACTATCAAGGCAACTGGAAAACAGAGAGGATAAGACGCCTCAGTTATCGGATTTAAGAGAATCTGGAAGTATAGAGCAGGATGCGGATATAGTTGCCTTTGTGTATAGAGAAGAGTATTACCTTGAAAGAGTTATCAAGGGGGCGGATGTCCCTAGTGATGAAAGCTCATTAGAATTTCAAAGGTGGTTAGAAGAGAATGAAGGTAAAAACCAACAAGTATGGGATAGATATCACAAGTCAAAAGGGAAGGGAAGGATAATATTTGCAAAGCATAGAAATGGATCGGTTGGAGCTATTGATTTAAAATTTGACAACAATACAACGAAGTTTAGTGATTTGGATGATTGAATACAAATTACTAAAAAATAAAAAGCCTTCTTATTACTTTATTCCTTTTAATCACGACCTTGAAGAAGAGTATAGAAAAGGTTTTGGGGTGCAGGAGATTTTTGAGCATTACAATAGTGGCATACAAACAAAAAATGATGCGTTTACTATTAAAAAATCTAAACAAGATCTTGAAGAGATAATAAATGATTTTCAAAGCAAGTCTTTATCTTACATTAAAAACAAATATCAGGTGCTTGAAAACGTTTGGACTTTGAGTAATGCTTTAAAAAGTCTTGATAGTCATAATTTTGATAAAAATAATTTATTAAAAATAGCATATCGCCCATTTGATAATCGATGGACATATTTAAATAGTAAATCATCTGGTTTTATAGGCACACCAGGTTATAATCAAATGAAACACATGCTAAACAGGGATAATGTGGGGTTGGTTTTCGAAAGAGGACATGGAATATTAGATTGGCAACATATTTTTATTACGGATAAAGTAATAGATTGCCATTTAACAGGTTCGAAATCCTCTCTCGCCCCCCTATACCTTTACGACGACTTAACAATAACTAATAATTAAAATGACAAAACAAAAACAACTAGGTCAATGGTTCACAGACTCAATCATTGCAGATTTTATGACAAGGCAAACAGCAAGCCTTTG